AAGTGTGCTGGATCCGCAACCCGGCGCGTCTTCGCAGCGGCCGTTGACGTTGCGGTAGAACGTCCGATCGCCGAAAGTGTAGGTGTCGGACACTGGCGCGGGGTTGTGGGTTGAGCTGCGGGACAGCAGCACGGACCGTCCGCGGCCGTGGAACATGATACGGTCGCCTGGCCGAATCTCGCGGCCGGTCCGGTAGCAGACACCGGGGAAGCGTGCGGTCATTTCTTTTGCCATGGATCAGGCCTCCGTCGCACGCTCTAGCAGCGTGATAGTGCGGTTATCGTCAATCAACTTCATGCCGGCCGCGGTCGGCCGGTACCAGTCAGCGCCAAACCGAGTCGCGAGCAGCGTGCCGTAGTCGCGCGCACGCTCCGCGAGCGTAGTGCCCGGCCGATCGTTGACGTGATTGGGCGGAACCGAATAAACCGCGCGATTTCCTGACGGCAGAATTACCGCAAGGATTGAGTCAGACAATACGGGCATGGTGAACTCCGAGAGTAGGCGCGCCCGTAGGCGCGCCATGAGGGTTTAAAAGTACTTCGCGCCGTTGCCGTGAACCACGATCGCAACGCTAGCCTGGCCGGCGCGCGTTGCGCCGTCGCACGCTCCGCAATCGATACACTGTTTGCGGTCACCGCCTTCCGGGCTGGCCGGACACGCGAACTCGCGCGCGGCCAGTGGCGCGCCTTGCTTGACGACCGTGAAAGTGCGCCAGCCTTTGGCGCGCGCCTGATCGCGATCGCGTGCCGAGTCGGCGGACGCCATGACGATCGGCGCCAAGTCGGCCGCGAGCGGTTTACGCCACTGATGGGTGTATCCAGTGTGACCTTTGGCATCGGCCAAAAGGGCAATCCAGACGTGCGCCGGTATCGCGGCCGGATCGCCGTACGCGCCAAGTCTGACCATGCGACCGGCGAGATATTGGGCGCCGTCCACGGGTTCAAGGGTAGGGTATGAACCGCGCGCGAAAGCATTGAAGACTTGTTGGACGGACTTACCGACGTCGACGTAACACGTCCGGACACGGCGCGACGTGAACCGGCCGGTTTTGCGATCGCGCTCACGAATGGTTTTGGGGCGATGCGGACAAGTACCGCAGATCGCGACGTCGGCGCCTGACGCGAGCGCCGTCAGGGGCGTCATGTCGGACCGTAGGATATAGGTCTGGACCATGTCGCCCGTCTTACCATTGTCGCTGTGCAGCGTCGCGATACCGACAATCGGCGCCCCGTCCAACATGGACGGGCCTTGATAAAAGATGAATCCACGCATGGTGTGCTCCTGGTAGTGGCGCGCCTCGAGGGCAGGCGCGCCTCGAGGGTTAACGCCACTGACCGTATGCGGTCAGGGTGTTTTCGTCAAGCATCCGATCGAGCGCCGTGGCTTTCACTTCGTACGCAACGTCATGCGATGAGCGGCCATTCGGCATGACGTAGGCGGGCTGGGCTAGCAGAGCGTTAGCCCACTTGATCTGAGCGAGATTGAATTGTGCGGGTGTCATGACTGTGTGCTCCTGGTAGTGGCGCGCCCGTAGGCGCGCCGTGGGTTTACTTGCGAATGCCGATCACGGCGATAGCGAGAGGGAAAACCGTCAGCATCGCCGCGTGAACAGCGACAAGCGGTCGATCGATCGCGAGACCGCAGGCGCCGATCAAGACGAGGGACAGAGCGGTGAGGATCAGGATGATGCGCATGATTAGTGCTCCGGATGATTGAAGGGGTTAAGCCGTGTCCATGCCGAGACCGAATTTCACGGCGATCGAACGGGCATAGTCGTATGCGATGTCAGCGTAAGCGTCGCCGTCGCCGTCAAGCGTGAACACGCGATCGAGCGGATGCTCGTCCGCGCGATTGTCGTTGTTGACGATTTCGACGACAGCAAAGGCATGCTTGACGTTGTGGAACAAGGTAACAAAGTGTGATTCGCGGTCCATGTTGTGCTCCAAAGTGTGTTACAGCGATCGGAACGATATCAGACTATTCGCGAGCGTGCAAACTATTTTGTTGCACGTGTGATGGGCGTGCCCATAACGCCCATTGAACCGCTCTGCCGATGGGCGTGCCCATATCGCCCATCGTCACGGGATAGGCGGATGGCGCGGGTATGGGGCGGCGCCGCTCCGCTCCGGCGCCGAGCTATAGGGTTAGATGGGTATCTTCTACCTATCAACCTTTAGACTTCTAAATGTTATGTTATAACGTAACAGGTGTATGTATAGCAGCGATTTTTTCTGCCGGGATATTTGACCCCTTTGACCCATCGCGCGCGCCGACTGCCCCGCCCCGCGCGCCGACTGCCCCTCACCCCTCACCGCGTGCCCTCGACCCCTGATGGGCGTGCCCATCATGCCCATCAGCTACCGGGGCAGGATGGGTAATCCTGCCCGCCTGCCCATCCTGCCCATGACGTACAGGCGCCCGCCCGCGCGTCATGTGTATGACGGCGACTGTTCGGGGCAAGGGTATTTGACCCATCGCGCGCGCCCTGGGCGCGCCCTGGGCGCGATAGGTTCCAGCTATCTGGCGCGACGATCCGATAGTCGATAGCGTGCGCCTATCAATTCGGCCGGGCCGATAGGCGCGATGCCCACCAGCTCGAGGCCACGCGGCCAGCGGCCGCGACGCCCCCCGGGTAGGGCCGGCGGGCCGACGGGTCAAAAACGGAGGGGCCACAAGAATTTTTGCAAAATTTTTTACGCTCACCGCTACACAACTATCTACACAATCGCGGCGCCACCTGCTACACTCGCACCATGTTCCAAACTTTGCCCCTTACTGCACGCCAACTGCAAGCGACCGAGGCGCGTTTGCAGGCGATTTATGACGCCGCCAAGCTTGGCTTGCGTGGAGACAACCTAGCGCACGCGGCGGGGATGTTGCCGGTCGAGTATCGGCGGCTGTGCGAGATGGACCCGTTGGCGCAGATGGCCGAGCAGAAGGGGCGCGCCGACGCCGAGCGCGAACTAAGCATGATCTTGTACGCAGCGGCTGCCGCTGGCGACACCAAGGTCGCCTTGGACATCCTGCGCTTCCAACACGACTGGGTCGCCAAGCAGCAGGTGCAGATCGACGTCAGTCAGCAGATCAGCGTAATATCCGCGCTTGAGGCGGCCGAGCGCCGCGTCATCGACATGGAAACCGTAGATGCAGCAACCAATCTACTCAGCGACAGACGAGCAGGCGCTTATGACGCGCCTCTGGTCCCCCAAGCTCAAGAACGATCCTGAAGCGTTTGTTCTGTTCGCGTTTCCTTGGGGCCAGCCCAACACGCCGCTCGCGCACCACAAAGGCCCGCGTCAGTGGCAGCGCCGCCTGCTGCGCAAGATCGCAGAGCACATCCGCAACAACAACGACGCCGCTGCCTACAGGGTGTTCCGGAGCGCGGTCGCCTCCGGTCGCGGTATCGGGAAGTCGGCCCTCGTCAGTTGGCTCGTGCTGTGGATGCTGTCCACGCGCATCGGTGCCACCACCATCGTGTCGGCCAACAGCGAGGCGCAGCTCCGCTCGATCACCTGGTCGGAGATCACCAAGTGGCTGGCGCTCCTCATCAACAGCCATTGGTTCGAGATCAGCGCGACGCGGGTCAGCCCGGCCAAGTGGCTGGCTGAGATCGTGGAGCGCGACCTGAAGAAGGGCACGCGGTTCTGGTCGATCGAGGGGCGCCTCTGGTCGGAGGAAAACCCGGACGCCTACGCTGGTCTGCACAACGTAGACGGGGTGTTCCTAGTGTTCGACGAGGCGTCAGGCATTCCAGACCCGATCTGGGACGTGGCCCAAGGCTTCTTCACAGAGAACACGCCAAACCGCTTCTGGATGGCGTTCAGCAACCCTCGGCGCAACCAAGGCTACTTCTTCGAGTGCTTCCACTCCAAGCGGGAGTTCTGGCACTCGGAGCACATCGACGCCCGCGACGTCGAGGACACCGACAAGGCGATATACGAGCAGATCATCGCGGAGTACGGCAGCGACAGCCCGCAGGCCCGCATCGAGGTGTATGGTGAGTTCCCGAGCGCGGGCGACGACCAGTTTATCCCGCCGCAACTGGTGGACGAGGCCGCCCAACGACCCCGGTACAAGGACGCGGACGCGCCGATCGTGATCGGGATCGACCCGGCGCGGTCGGGCGCCGACAGCACCGTGATCGTGGTGCGCCAAGGGCGCGACCTGCTGCACATCAAGCGGTACCGGGGCGACGACACCATGACGACGGTCGGGCACGTCATCGACGCCATCGAGGAGTACAGGCCGACGCTGACGGTCATCGACGAGGGCGGGCTGGGCTACGGCATACTTGACCGGCTGACGGAACAACGGTATAAGGTGCGTGGGGTGAACTTCGGTTGGAAGTCAAAGAACCCGATCATGTGGGGCAACAAGCGCGCCGAACTGTGGGGCGCGATGCGGGACTGGTTGAAAACTGGCAGCATCCCCAACGATCGGCAGTTGAAGTCGGACTTTACCGGCCCCAAGACCAAACCGGACTCGGCCGGGACGATCTTCTTGGAGAGCAAGAAGGACATGAAAGCAAGAGGACTAGCCTCACCGGACGCAGCGGACGCGCTGGCGTGTACGTTCGCGTTCCCGGTCGCGTCCCGTCAGTCGTCCTACAAGCCGGAGCGCCAAGTAGCGTACTCCGACCGAGTCAGTCAAGCCGCCGGATGGATGGGAGCCTGACCGACATGGCAAAAAAGTCCGTCAGTCTGTCGGTGGGGCGCGGTGAGAAGCTGCCAACCAAGGAAGGTGCCGGGCTGACGGCCAAAGGCCGGGCTAAATACAACGCAGCCACCGGCAGCAACCTGAAGGCACCGGCGCCGAACCCGAAAACGGAAGCAGACAAGGGCCGCAAGGCCAGCTTCTGCGCCCGTATGGGTGGGGTAGCAGCCAAGGCCAAAGACGGCGAACGCGCCAAAGCGGCGCTCAAACGATGGAAGTGCTGACATGGCAACCAAACCTGGTCTTTACGCAGCAATTCATGCCAAACGCGAGCGCATAGCCGCCGGATCGGGCGAGAAAATGCGCAAACCCGGCACCAAAGGCGCGCCGACGGCCAAGGACTTTAAAGAGTCGGCCAAAACAGCGAAAAAGAGGTAGTCAGCCATGCCACTCGTCAAGTCAGCCAGCCCTGCCGCCTTTCGGAAGAACGTGAAAACTGAAATGGCGGCTGGAAAGCCGCAAAAACAGGCGGTGGCGATAGCGTACTCGACCAAACGCGCTGCCCAAGCCAAAAAAGGCAAAAAGTGAAAGACGTTCTCGACACCATGCGGACGCGCCTGCGGGTGGCGATGTCCGCATACGCAGACAGCCGACAGGACCAGTTGGACGACCTGCGGTTCATGGCCGGATCGCCTGACAACAACTGGCAATGGCCCGCAGACGTGCTAAAAACGCGCGGGACGGCCCAAGGGCAGACGATCAACGCTCGCCCCTGCCTGACCATCAACAAGCTGCCGCAGCACGTCAAACAGGTCACCAACGACCAGCGCCAAAACAGGCCGTCTGGCAAAGTGATCCCGGTGGACGACATGGCTGACGTCGAGATGGCTGAAGTCTTGGACGGCATCGTGCGTCACATCGAGTACATCAGCGATGCAGACGTCGCCTACGACACGGCGTGCGAGAACCAGGTCATCCACGGCGAGGGCTACATCCGGCTGCTGACCGAGTACTGCGACGAGACGAGCTTTGATCAAGACATCAAGATCGGGCGGGTCCGGAACCCGTTTTCGGTCTACATGGACCCGATGATCCAAGATCCGTGCGGGGCAGACGCCGAGTACTGCTTCATCACGGACGAGATCACCAAGGAAGAGTACCACCGGCTCTACCCAAAGGCCGCGCCGGTGACCTCTATCATGGCGCAAGGTGTCGGCGACGCCGACATCAGCCAGTGGGTGGGCGAGATGACCATCCGCATCGCCGAGTACTTCTACTACGAGCACAAACCGGCAACGCTGAACCTGTACCCGAACGGTCAGGTGTTCTTTCAGGACGACCCGCAGGACAAGCAGATGCGTCAGATGGGGCTGCGCCCCATCCGGCAGCGCAAGGTCGACCGAAAGCAGGTGAAATGGCTCAAAACCAACGGTTTTGAGGTGTTGGAAGAGCGCGACTGGCCTGGGCAGTACATCCCGGTTGTGCGAGTGATCGGTAACGAGTTCGAGGTCGACGGCGAGGTGCAGATCTCGGGTCTTGTGCGGAACGCCAAGGACGCCCAGCGGCTCTACAACTACTGGGTCAGCCAAGAGGCTGAGATGCTGGCTCTGGCCCCGAAAGCACCGTTTATCGGCTACGGCGGGCAGTTTGAGGGCTACGAACACCAGTGGAAGACGGCCAACGTCAACAACTGGCCCTATCTGGAGGTCAATCCAGACGCTACAGACGGCCAAGGAGCGCCTTTACCGCTGCCGCAGAGGTCTACCCCTCCGATGGCGCAAACGGGCCTCATACAGGCCAAAATGGGCGCTTCTGACGACCTCAAAGCGACCACAGGTCAGTATGACCCAAGTTTGGGCGCAAGCTCGAACGAGCGGTCGGGCCGGGCGATCTTGGCGCGGCAGCAGCAGAGCAACACCGGGACGTTCCATTACGTCGACAATCTGGCGCGTGCGATTCGGTACATCACGCGGCAGATCATCGATCTGGTGCCCAAGATCTACGACACCCGTCGGATCGCGCGGATCATTGGAATTGATG